ACCGTTGCTAATGTTGTTAGCGTATCGTCTTGCACCTCACAACGAAAACGAAAGTTAGGCTGCGCTACTGCCGTTGAGGTTGCGACAAACATATTCTCATTGTATGCGGGTGTTATTGTTTGCGGTGTGCCTGTTATACTGATACTCATTTCAATTTCTTTAAACTTGTTACTACTGATATTTCAATACGTCTGCCAAGTGTTATTTCTAAACGCCTTGCTAACTTAGGGACTTCTGTTGTTAGCGTTCTTGATATAAAGTTAGTGCCGGGTGTGCCAAACTTCTGCATCTGCCAAGTAGTCCCGTTCTTATGTATGTTATGTGTTATAATTGCAGTAAGTGAGCGAAGCGCAAAATCAAATTCACTACCCTGATACTTAGACTTTACAGGCATTTTCCATTTCGGGTTTATCCTACGCATCCAACTTACAGGCGTAAATCCTTTCTTTCTTATCCACTCATTAATCTTTGGTTGCAACGGACCTCCACCTGCTTTTGTTGTTGGTCCGCGTCCGTATTCTACATATTCCCAATAGTCATTCATGGTAACTACCCAATTCAACTGAGTGTCTTTATCCGTCACATCAAATGCTATACTTCCTGCTAAGTCACTATTTTGTCCGCCACCGCTTACTACGTCACGTTCTTTTAAGGCTGTTTGCAGGTGTCCGTCTTCGCCCGTTAATTCTGTCAGCCATTCAAAGATAACATCACTTACTACATTGCCAAATGAAGCCTTAGTTTGAACACTGTTAATATCTACCCCTACACTATCTAAGAAACTTAAATCACTTGCCATATTGCTTCATTAATTCTTTGTGTGCTTTCAACTCCGCTTCTTTCTTATCCTTTAAAAATTGCACCGTATTTAAAAACTCTAACACATTCATATTAAAAATATCACCCCACTTTTCCAACCTTTCCCTGCAAATAATATCTACCCAATTTAACCAGCCGTATTGCTCCATTCCGCTGCGCTTTGTTTCAGAACTTTGGCGGAATATGCGAGAGAAATCTCGCTCCATTCTTTCCACAACTCCAAAAAAAAAGTGCATAACGGGGCTGCAATGGTTATAGGCATGACTTCATTAAACAACTCTGAACGTTCTTTATGGGTCTGCCCGTTGTAGCTTTCCCCGTCATAACATAACACCGCCATTACCTTATGAATATTGTCTTTTTCTTTTGCGTATTCTTTTAAGTCGATATACTGCCCGGCTGTTAATTCATTGATAGCTGTGGTTATTTTATACTTCACCCCTTTGTGTTCCCACGCAATAGGTATCACTTGCGGAATGGGGTCTAACATAAAGTCCAAACTATCGGAGTATGCTTTTAAGAATATACCCAATGGAATATCCCGCACTTCCTCAATCGTTTGACCACTCATTAAAGAGTATAGAAAAACCTTTTTAGTAAGTTCGTCTAAGTCCTGATCATCAATAATGGACTGAATGTTTCTAAACTTTCCGATTGTTATTTGTTGCCATGTCATATTCATAAATAGAAATTTTGTGTTTTTGTTACTATAATACTAACATCTTACCTGCACCTTTTAAACTCTTATAAGCTGCCCACGCGAAAGCTAAACTCATTACCCCGTCATCGTGAAACCCTTGCGGTGCTGAATACTTTATCTGTCTTGTCTTTAGATTGTAGTCATAAGTGAAGTTGTTTAGTTCATCAATTAGCCACCCCTCATTTAATATACCTATTTCCCTTTGCTCAAAAGCAACTATCAAATCCTCAATTATATTCTGCTTATTCTTTTGCCCTGTTACAAACGGCTCGATATGGTTCTTATTATAGTTTATCCTATTGCGTATCTGTTCATAGATAGCGTCCTGTGCGTTGTTCGCTTCGACTATGCAACGGGGCTTATACTTATTCAATACCTCAATAACGTTGGTTATTATCTCAGACCATTCCAAGTGCCGCCACCTTTCAACGTGTAACATCTGCCCGTTCTTATTCAGGATAGTTACTACTGTGTAATCGTCTGCCCTACCTAAGTCAACACCTGCATAGGTTTCTAATACGTTCGCAGGACTTTCATTAATTGACTTTCTAACATCTGGAAATACACTACTACTATCATCTAAGAACTCCGCCAAATACTCCTGTCTAAATATATGTTCCGGTAGGTTGCGCCTTGCATCTTCTAATTCACTCGCAGGGATTAAAGGATTATCGTATGACGTTCCGCGTATGGTATGGTAGTTCTCATTCTCATTACTCATATTAGCCATGCGAAACATTAATCCTTTACCTTTTGGAGTGGAAAGGAATAAGACCTTGCGCCCTTTAACAATTACGGTTGCTTTTAATACCTCGTCCCACGCTTCTGTTTTAAAGTAGTCGAACTCGTCACAAATAAGATAATCAAATGTGTTTCCCCTTATACTATCGTAAGCATCGGCAGAAAAGAACTGAAGCCTGCAACCTGTTGCAAACTCCATTATTAAATCGGACTTATTTACCGACCTCGCAAAAGGGCAGCCATTTAATCCACTTTCTAATTCTCTAAATACTTTCTTTGCCTGTGAATAGACGGGAGAAACCCAGCCTATCTTTGACTTACCCAAACCCGCCCAATACAAAGCCTGATTAGTCCCTAAAAGAGTTTTACCAAACTGCCTGCCAATAGGCACTGTATAGTATTTCTTATTTAGGTTATTAAGCGATTGATGTATTTCCGCTTGCTTCGGGTGCGGGGTGTATAGTATTAATTTCTGTGCCTCCAAAATCTACTTTCCAAGTTCCGCTTACTTCTAACTGTTGTTTATCCTGCCACCCTTCTTTAGCCTTTAAATAAAAGATTAAGCCTGTGGTATTGCCTATTCCATTCTGTAAAGCGTGTATCTTAAAGTCTTTAGCTTCCTCTTTAATTCTTTTTACTATGTTAAAATAGGCTTCATATCCTTGCGCCTTTTCATAGTTATGCAAAGTAGCTCTATCAATACCTATTGACGTGCAAAATCCTTCTATTGTAGGTAGTTCTGGGCTATGGACTTTTACTGCCTTTCCTGCGCTTGCCGTTTCAACTAATCGGTTATTACATCTTTGAACATAGATAATCCACTCCTGCTCTATTTCTTCAGGGGTAAAGTATTTACCGTTTTGTAATCCTGTTGGCATCTTATTTTATTCTTTGAAAAACTCTGATATGAACTACTGAGGCTATCTCTTTGTAGTAATCGTTTGGTAGCTGTTCATCTACTGCTCTGCTTACCGTTTCAATACCGGGAAACATTCCTGCGGGTAAATGGTATTTGTTAGCGCAATCGTCAATTACTAAGTAACCGCCTACTTTTACAAATGAGCTGAATTTATAAACGTCTGAATGAGCAACTTCGTAAGAATGACCGCCATCAATATAAATCATATCATATTCACCTGCCGCCTTTTTTATTACTTCGTCATCGGTGCTTAGTCCTTTGATTATATTAGGCTGTTTTAGTTTAAACTTAGTATGTAGGTCTTTAATATCTTTTGCGTAGTCACTTTCCCAATGTCCGCCCGTGCTATCTAAAGGTGTTATTCCGGTTATATTAGCTTTAGGCTTTAGCATTCTGAATAGTGCGAGCGTCTGCCCTCTGAATACTCCTATCTCAAGTAGGTTTGCTTTCTCTGGTAGTTCGTTTAGGATAAGTTTGAACAAATGATAAAATGAACGTTCGCCAAAGCCTAAGATATTACTTTCTACATGGTCACGTAGTGCCTTTAACTTTTCGTCTTTATCTGTATAGAATTTACATACGTCATGAATGCGCTGATGAGTGTCAGGGTCATCTCGCCAAGTGTCTTGTAATTCTTTTAAAGTATTCATATTAGTTTGTAGAATTTATCCATTGGTGTGTGACCGTTTCCATGCACAAAGATAGGAAAAGTTTTGGTAATTGTGTTATAAATTTTAATAGTAGGGTCTAATATACTTTTTGCATACACTTCAAAATTATCGTCAGGGCAGAACGCAATGGTCTGGAATATGTTACAATCGCTGTCTAATTTTACTAAGGGTGTTTGACTTAGGTATCTATCGGTAAACCATACTTGGTCAACTGTTTCAACTGTTGGCACGTTATATCTATAAAGTGATTGAAACACTTGTGAATTAGCAAACCATCCGCCACCGTTCACAAACTTAAATGGATTGTTTGGGTCTTTTAACGCTGGGTAAAAAGGTTCTTTGTGTGGATGAGGGTAACACGCTCTTTCACTACTCATTAACAAACAATCGAAGTCAGTTACTCTGCTTAATGCTTCTTCCATTGTATCTAATGCAATCGTATCGTAACTGTCTGAATAAAAGAAGTGAGTTATATCAGGATTAGCTACTAAGTAGTTATAGGTTTGGATTAGTTTGTTTCCGAAGCCAGTCCATTCGTGCTCAATGATATGATAGTCCCACCCGAATTTGATTAGGGTCTTCTGTAACATTGCAGTCTTACTAATGTCGCTTGCCGTTGTGATTAGCTTACACTTCATTTAAGTAAGGGTTTTTTTCTCCTGTGTATGGGTCATATTCCGGTAAAAATGGTGTGTAATAAATAGATTTAGTTCCTGCTATCATTTCATTAACTTCTCTTATCACTTGCTGCGTTACTTCACCCGAGTGTTTTTCTTTCCAGCTTTGGTAAGGCGTCCCTCCGTTATCAATATGGTCTATTTCTATTTGTGGTAAGAATACATTTTTAAATCCTGCTAACTGACTACGCCATGAAGCCATTACATCATCATAACCATATAGAGAAGGCTGATATAAATAACCTATCTTATCTAATAAGGCTGAGTTATACATCTGACACGTGCCAATGATATGCTTTGCCTTTTCAACTACTAACCACTTTTCTCCGGGCTTCTGTGGTATCATTTGTAATTCACTTCGGTAGTCTTCGCTTAGATGTGAAGGACGTTCCCAGCAGTCTTTTCTTTTCAGCCCTATTATTCCTATCTCTTTATCTCTGTGTAAACATTCTGCCATTAATTCTACCCATCCGGACTGATGCCATACAACGTCATTATCAATCTTCATGCAGTGTTCACCCGGATAGCGGTATTTCCATGCTTTGTTTATAGCTTCAGCCGTTCCTATGTTTTCTTCATTAGTTATAATCGTGCAAGGATTGTGTTTCTGAAACTCTAATAGTAAGTCTTTTGTTTCCTGACACGAATTATTATCTATAAAGAATAAACGATACTTAGTCAAGTCGGTAGTATCGCGTAACGATAGTAAACACCGCCTTGTTATAGAAGTGCGTTGGTTTTCTTCTGTATCGTGAACTGCAAAGGCTAATATCATAGTTTAAACTTTGTCTTTGTATTCGTTATAAA